AGCATATTGATGATGGACAATTTTATTTAATGTTGCTTGACTTACATTTCCAGCATCATTTTTAACACCAGAATTTAATTTAAACTCATTAATCTTTGCTGCATTTAATGCTTGGTGTTCTGGACTATCTCGACCAATAATTTCCAACATTCTTTCAATATTAACTTGTGGTGTTGTTGCACCATAATGTTTTGCAATAAAAGTATTTGCTGCTGGATGTGGTATGCCAGCTTCTATTTCTTCTTGCGTTCTAGTATCGCTAATTGCAGCTTTGTACGCAGGATTTTTTTCTTTATCTTTTAATTCTTTAACTGCTTTTCTTGCTTCATCATACAAAGGCTTGTATTGAGAAAACTCATCTTTTACAGGCACGTTTTCTAATTGTTCTCTGATAATGTGTGCAGCTTGTGACTCTAACGGATCACGAGATGTTCTAGCAATTGTAGCCGTGTCAGTTCTAAAGTTTTCATATTCTTCTGGCGTTAAATGACCTTTAGATATTGCTTCATCTAAATCATCTTTTAATCGTTGCGGAACATATCTAGTTCTTTGTTTTGATTTTAAAGCGTGAGCAATGTTTGCTTGAAGTTCACCAACATCAATTGGGCTTTGAGCAGAACCAGATGCTTCATTTGCTTTTTGATACAAGTCTTTAATTTTAGCTTGTTCACCAACATAGTCAGCTTTCATTTTCTCTAAAGGCATACTAGCTAATTTAACAGGATCTTGCTCATAAACATCTGGCGCAACTTTTTCTTTAATTGTATTAAAGCCTTCAATAAGTTTAGGATGTCTTTCTTCAAATCTTTTTAATAACTCTTCATTTCCAGGCTTTGCTCTTGAGTTCCATTCATCAGACATTTTAGTTAAATCTTGATGTAGTTCACCTTCAGTTGGTTGAATGCCAAACTTATCAAATTGCTTATGTGTTTGTAGTGCATCAACATCAACGTGAGATGGATTAACATTTGCATACTTTTGTTGTAACTCTGGCGATGCGCTTTGCAATTCATTAACAACTTGTGCTTCATGTGCAGTTTGCATTGCACCAACGTTTTGTTGTGTTGGTTTTTTGGCATTGAATTGAGCATTAATGTCTGTGGTTGCACCAGAACTTTTAAATGGACTAGCTTTAGGTTCTGGGAATCCTTTTGCGGCTTCTAGTTTAGTTGCTTTAGTTGCTAAATTCTCAACAGCACCAACGTTTGGTTTTAATGCTAAAGGATTTAATGTTGGGTTATAAAGAATACCTTTTGCCACACTAGCCAAAGTTTCACCAGGATGTTCATATATTTGTTTAAATGTTTCACTAGGGTGCATGATGACATTGCCAAGACCACGCACCATGCGTTCTCCTTTTGCAGCAACATCTGCACCAGCACTTTTAATTAAATTAATATTATCTTCTGGTGTTTGTAATGGTCTATTAATTCCAACATATGCTTTACTTAATGGTGCCAACATACTTTGTTGTTCAAACTCTTCTTTTGTTGGTGCATTTTCAATAGCAAATTTTTGTACTTTACCGCCAAAATCTTGAATTGTTGTTTGTTTTTGTTTTGGTTTTGGTTGTGCTGGTGCAGTTTCTTTCATTGCACCTTGAACAGCCAAATCAACATTAGCACCAGATAAATATTTTAATGGATCTAAATCATCTGTAGGTTGTTGTGCTTGTTGTTGTGTTTGTGGCTGTTTTTGTTGTTGTATTCTGTAAATTGATTTTGGGCCTTTTTCTTGCAACATAATGCCAGCACTAATTAAATGCCGAACGGCTGCATCATTTAAATCAATTTTTTCATCTGGCCCAAGACTTAATCTTTTAGATACTGTATTAACATAAGCATTAACATCATTTTCAGATTCTGGTGCCCAACGTGAAATAACACCTCTTAAAGTATTAATCCCATGCTTTTTACCATAAGCTAATAAATTATTATCAATGTCTTTAATACCTTGCTCACGAGTTTCAATTTGATTAAAACCTGTGTTGCTACCAATAGGCCTAATATTTCCTAAATTGGCATCAGTAGTTCTTGATTGTTTAGGTTTATAACCTAAAGCACCTTGAACTTTATTGTTTACTGAATCAGAAGATAAAAAATCTAAATCATCCATTATTGTTGACCTTGAATAAGTTGTTTCATTCTGTCCATGCGTTGTAATACTGTTTTATATTCTTTTGATTTAATGCCACCAAGTTCTTTAACAACATCACGAACAGCTTGTTGGTCATTATTTTTTAGGCCATCATATAAACGCAAAGCATTTACATCAACTGTTTGTGACCATTGGTTTTGGAAATTTCTTGCTGCAAATGGATTTCCAGTAGATTGAATAGAGTTTTCAATACCTTGATTTAACAAATCAACACCACTAGCTAAAGCACGATTAGTTCTAGCAACTGATTTTAATGATTCTTTAGTAAAACGTGTGCTGCCAGATGCTTGCTCTTGTAATGAACGGCCTGCATCAGTAGATAGGCCAGCTTGCTGTGCTAATGAAATGGAGTTAGCAGCAATGTAATGTCCTAATTTGTCAAAGTTTGTTGAATTGTTATTAGTCCACGGCAAAGCAGCATAACCGCCACCAAGATTTCTTAATGTTTCAGCACCAACACCTGTGTCTGTAATATCAGCCAATTTAATAATTTGATTTGCATTAAATTGTTGAACAGGAACTTGACGAGCAGCAGCATTAATTGCATTTCGTTGACCAGTAATAACAGCCAAACTTTCTTTTGTTTCGCCTAATGGAATATTTAAAAATTCCGATTGTTGACCTGGTTGACCTGGTTGCGCTGCTGGTGCTGTTGGATATGGTGCAATTCCAATATATTCACCACGAGAGCCACGTTGTTGAATTGAAGTTCTACCTGTTACATCAGTAACTGGTTGTTGATATGGAACTTGTGTTTGAAGTGGTGTAACTTCACCGCCAGCAGGAGTAACTTGTTGTGGAACTCCATTAATTGTTTCAAGTCTTGGAGTAACCATTGTTGTTTGTGCAGGATTTTGACCAGATGCAAAAACACCAGCTTTAATCATTTGAAATGCTTGTTTAGGGTCTTTTTTGGCTAAATCAATTAATTGGTCGTGCATTTTAGAATCATGTGTTGGAATACCAATTTCTTCTAAATATTTTTGATCTGCTTCTAATTTTCTTGTCATTGATTCTGAATTGCCATTAATAAAATCTGGATCAGTTAAATGACTTCCATAAATATTTCTAGCTGTATCTGCATAATGTTTTTTTAAATCAACACCAAATTGTTGTGCGCCTAAAACTGATTTTTGAGATTCGGCAGTAGTTCTAGCAATCTCTGGCTCAAGTGAACGTTTAGCTTTTTCAGCACCTGTTTGTGCAGATGAAAGAGTTGCTTTTGCTTCTTCAATTAATAACGGATTAATTTCGTTAGCTTGTTTATATGCTTGTGCGCCACGAGCAATGTTAAGCATATCTCCAATAGATACTTGCTGTGGTGGATTAATTCTTGATGCTACATCTGATACATTAAAGTCTGCCATGATCTATCCTACGTTAAAATTAGAAATAGCATTACCACCGCCACCGCCAGATGAAAATTGAATACCAGGTGAAACATTTGACATACCACCGCTTGCTGATGGATTTAATATTCCCCCCAAATAATTCATATTGGCTAAATTATTAATGCCACCTGTAATTGCATTTGTTGCACCAATTGTTCCTGCTGCACCAGCATTTGCTGCACCTATACCTAATTGACCAATAGCATTAGTTGTATTGCTTGCAAGATTTGCTGTTGTATTTTGTGCTGCTTGACCTAACCCTGCAATCCCAGCCAATGTATTATAAATATTGCCACGTTGAGTGTTGTAATTATTAAAGGCTTGTTGATAAGCGTTTCCAGCAAAGTTTTGTGTGTAGTCTTGCATTGATTTCATTGCATTACCGCCAACCAAACCCCCTGTAGCATTGTTAGCGTATTGGTTAGCTTGCTGACCTTGCTTTAATTGAAAGTCATAATTAGGTGCTAGTTGAGCATTTAAGTCTTGGTTATTGAATTGATGTGTTAAATAACCAGTACCTGTTTGAGTACCAATTGGGTTTCCTTGAGCATCATATGTTTGTGATGGCCCAGACAACATAGCATTAATATTATTTAATCCAGCATAACCAGTAGCACGTTGTGGTGCTAACTGTTTATTTTGAATATTAAACATTTCTCTTTGTTGAGCCTGTGCATTTGCAGCAGCTTGCGCTTGTTGATCCGCAGCACTTGATGCTGCATCAGCCCCTAATAATGAACTACCTATTGTGGCCGCAGCCAACCATCCGAACGCCATAATTAATCCTTCCTACAAATCAATACATCATCAACGCTATCAGCATCAGTTTCATCAGTTGCATGAATACAGAACCAAGCACAATCTTCTAAAGCCTCTATCGTGTGATAAGTATTAGCTTTTATCTCAATACACGCAGGTGCTACATATTCAACTTCATCACTATCAGTTCTTACAATTACTTTACCTTTAGCCAAAATACTAAAATGACTGTAATCATGTAAATGTTTACCAGCCATAAATCCTTTTGGTATTACCATTTGCTTTGCATATAATCCATCAGAAAAATGATGAACTACATTAGGGTCTGTTTCAAAAGTACCCTCTAGCTGTTTAAATAACTGTTCATTAGACATTATAATAAGGCACTTTGTATGGTTTACCATCAACGCTAACATTTATAAAGCCTACGGGCTTTGCAGGTAGTGTGGCAGTACCTGTTGTTGCTGTTGCTGAACTAGTAAAGTTAAGTAAGTTAAGAAAAAACTGTTGCCATGCACGACTAGGGCGATTAGTTTGTCTATCTAAAAACTCTGTCTGTGGGTATGGATTTGTCTGACTTGTACCATAAATTCCGTTAGCCATTAACTTTCCCCTGCTTCAGCTTTAAGATTAGCAGATATTATAACTGCTTTTATTGGATCAGTTACGACAACTTCAAAAACTCTATCTCTTGACCAACCTAGTCTGCGCCAAATAGCACGATTATTATATTTACCTGTTTGACCAATTGATGTCCAATGTTCATTTGACCATGTAGAACCGCCATCATTTGACCAACGCAACATAGCCTGTGGATTAGAGCCAACAGTCTGAACAATACCTGTGCCTGCAACTGCTATCCCTGCAATACCAATTCCAGCTACAGCATTAACTGGTGAAAAGCTAGACTGTGAGTAACCTGTCAATCCAACACCAGGCTGGAATTGTATTTGTAATTCTTGTAAGTATTGGCGTTGTAAATCAGTCACAATATGTGGCGCACGTCTTACTCTGCGAATCTCATTACCATTATCTGTGTAGTTATCGGGATCAAGTAAATAAATAATACCATTCTGATAATCACCGACTAATACTTGACCATTAAATACCGCACAGCAATTACCACGATGACGATGGAATACATTTAATGTATCTACAGCCAACCATTTATGCCACATAGTAGTAGTTGCATCATATACCCACGTTAAATCTAGCGTAGGGAATGTTATTACATAGCACTCATGGCCTTCTTGTTGATATGTCCATGCAAGTGCATCATCTACATACTTACCGACCAAAGTCTGTTCTACAGCGTGATTAGATATTCTGGTCGGAGTGTATCCGTTCATCTGCATAATCATTGCTTGACCACGATTGTTGCGTGATAAGTAAGCAAACGAATTACCTAGTCTGTAAACAGATGCTCTAGCAGCAATACCATGCTGTGTAGAAGTGCCTGGAATACGTTGGAATGGGAATGGGAATGTACCTACATCCACCCACACTTCTGACGATGTTTCACCCATTAAATAAATCTCACGATGATCTACAATCAATGAAACCAAGTTATCTGGTGCGCCATCTTTACTAGAGAAACTTAATCCTTGACTGATAGGTGACAATGGATTGGATGCACCAAATTGTTGAGTGCCTGGTCTGTTATATACAAAGTAGTTATCTACAATGTCAACAGAAGTCGCACCACTAAACGCACCATCGGTTGATGGCATTGTGCTAAAGTTCAAAGCATATAATGTTCTAGATGCAACAGTTTGTGATGCACTTACAACATAAGTACCTGTACCACCTGCACCTGTACCAAATGTTAAAGTAAGTGTTAAGCCTGTACCATTACCGCTAGATGATGTTGAAGCAGGATTAGCTGGTGTTGATGTATAAGCACCAGCGTTAGTCTGTGTTAAACCTGTGACTGCGCCACTTGCACCAATACTTGATACTGTGTAAGTAGCTGGAGTTGTTCCGTATATACCACCCAATACAGTTACAGTATCGTTTACAGCATAGCCTGTGCCTGCCGTAGTAATAGTTGGTGCAGCAATGACTGTACCACTACCTAAACTAGTAATAATCGTTCCTGCCGTTACACCGACACCTTGAACTGTTTGTCCTGGATATATTGTTCCTGTGACCGCAGTAACAGTTAATGTAGTGCCACTAATTGAACCTGTCATTGTTGCTGCAACCGCAGCAGAGTTCATATCTCTAGCTGTTAAAGAGTTAGTAAGATTGACTGTATAAGTACCAACACCACCTGTACCTGTTCCTAATCCTGTAATGATAGTTTCAGCAGTCACACCTAGACCAAATAATGATTGACCTACTGTAATCGTGCCACTTTTCATTAAAGTGACTGTTAATGTTGGGCCACTAATAGAACCTGTAAATGCTGCTGCTGCTGGATTAGATATTCTCCATGTATAGCGATAAGTGCCATCTACAATGTAAACGTTTAATCCGTTATCAATAATCCCAACACGGCCTGTGTTTGAGTTTAATTGACCAATCATTGTTGGTTGATAATCGTAAGTTAAAACGTAAACATAAGAACCGACTACAGCAACCATATATTGATTGCCAGACAAAGTTCTCATGCCCCGCACTTCTTCTTTGTTTTGGAATACAATTTTAGTAGTTAAGCCTGGTGTTGGATATAAAGAAACAACACCACGTTGACCAGGTTGTTTTAACGGATCAATCTCTGGGCGAAAGTTAATACATTCCTGCCCATCTTGATAGATAGAAGGTGCTTCATAACTAGGGCCAACAAACCCAAAATCAGCCATTTATTATCTTACTCCATAAACCAAAATTGAACCATTATCAAAAGTACCAGCACTTGCTGTAAAAGTAATTGATGTACTTGCCGTTGTTAACCCCGAATTGTTTACAAAGGTAGCACTTGTGCCAGTGCCTCCTAAATCACCTGTATTTGCTGAAAAATATCCAGTTGTTAAATCAATTAAAACTATGCCATATACATTTGATGTCGTAGCAGACATGATTGCTTTAGCATTTATTTGAATTGAACCCGAACTTGAAATTGATGCTCCATTTAATTGGCATTGAATTTGTTTATATCCTGTTAATGTTAATCCTGTTAATGATTGTGATGTACCACTTGTTGTTGTAATAGTACCTAATAATGTCATGCCACCTGTTACAGGCACAGAACTTATCCATGTAGTACCATTAGATGTTAATACGTTACCTGTAGTGCTTGGTGCAACAAATGATGGTGCAGAAGTGCCATTGCCTAAAATAACATTGTTTGCAATTAGTGTAGATAATCCTGTTCCACCAGATGATACTGCAACAGGAGTTGTTGCCGATAATGTAGTAAACGCACCTGTGTTAGGCGTTCCGTTACCAATCTGACCTGGTGCAGATAAAGTATTGTTGACTAGACCTGTAAAGCCTGTTCCCGATACTGATCCATTACACACTAAATTAGATGGTGTAATTGTGGATGAGATAAAAGTGCCATTATAAGTAGTAGCATTTATGTCATTCAACCATGAAGCATAAATAATACTACTGTTATCTACAAATGTAGTCGATGCCATTGTAAGTCCTTAATTTATCTAAAGAATCCACCGCTTAAAATCCAACCAGCATCTTTTTGTCTGCCACTTAACATAGCATCACTAAAGCTAGCAGTTTGCATTGGTTTCATATTGGTGCGTTTAAGTGTTGCTTTAGCTTGCGATGCGTAAGCGTTAATCATTGTAATTTGTGTTGCTGATGCTTTGCCATACATTGGCATTAATCGTTCGGCTAGACACCAGCGAAGTGCCATAGAGTAGCCTTGTGGCAAGATTACTGTGTCGTTAATAGAATCGTATCGTCTAAAAATAGTAGATGCGAACATATGCACTTCACCCTGTGATGGGTTAGGCCATAAGAATAAGTTACCAGATTCTTCATTTGGATTAAAATATAATGCTTTAGGCCACGGGCCACTTAATGTTTTTAAACCAATTTTGCTATAGTCATCTAGCGCAATACAAGCTATTTGATAATCTAGACCACCATTTAAAACAGGCTGACCATTAGAGTTAGTATTAATACGCACATAAGCTGAATCAATACCTAATGGTTTTTGGTAGTAAGCAGTAATCACTTGTGATGCTACTGGAGTAACGTAATTTTTATTAAGCAAATACGTTCCTTGCTCATTTACGTTACCGCCAGCACCTGTCAATGTTTGTACAATCTTTGTACCATCTGTGATGCCAGAGCCATCTAATGTTTGACCTACAGCTACTGCGCCAGAATTAATGCCCGTGACTGTTAATACATTGCCACTAATTGATCCTGTGAACGCTGCGCCCACAAAGTTTAATGTAGATGGATTAGGGCCAATCGTGTATTGAATTTGACCTGGCACAATAGGGAAGATAATTTCCGTTACATTGAAAACCATCATGTCCTCATTAGACCATTGATCAATTAAGTCATTGAGCATATCAAAAGCATCTTGCGCTTCATCTGGCGATGGAGTTTCACCACTAGCTAAAGCACCTATGTCTTTTAATGCTCTTGATATTAAGTCAATTGGTTGTGTCACATTAACCTACCTTCCAAGATGTGCCATCGTGATATACAGGAACGCCTACTGAACCACCGCCTACAACTGTTGCACCAAATGTTGGTGTTAGTGCGTTAGTAACAAAGGAACGTGAGCCAGCTGTGCCTGTAGGAAGTGTTGCTACTGTGTATGTAGATGTAACAAGTTTTCCCATCAGCTTTGTGCTTGTTGTTTGTACATTACCAATTATTGTTGTGTAATTTCCACCACCTGTTTGATTGCCAATTACAATTTCATCGTGAACACTTCCACTACTAACAGATGAACCATACCCAAAATATATATTGCTATAACCGCTAGTTAAAAATTTTCCAGCATTGTTTCCAAGAGCAACATTGTTATATCCATCTGTCACATTTAATAAAGCATTATTTCCAATAGCAGTATTGTCTAAACTAAAAGTTGTAAGTGAAAGCGCACCTGTACCAATAGCAATACTTAATGTATCAAGATTTGCCCCACTACTTATTGGGTATGCATTAACTGTAATACTTCCATAAAAAGTTCCAGTGTTAGCAGATATATTTCCAAAACCGCCCGAACCAGCAGCTATATTGCCAGTAACAGAAACATCGTCAGCAAATGTAGGATTATCTGTATTTAATACAACACTACCCGTTCCTGTAACTGCTTTGCTTACTATATTTTTACTTGCATCTGTAAATATTGCTTGAGATGCAGTAAGACTAGATAGATTTACTGTTCCAGATAATGTAGGTGATGCGCTTAAAACTACATTTCCTGTACCTGTAACTGTCTTTTCACCTACAGTACCCGCATTATTAAACAATACACGACCAGATGTGCCACCTGTGATTGATGTTGAATTGATTGATAAACTACCACCAGCAGTAAATGGAACGCCACCTGGCCCAATAAATGTAAGAAAGCCACCAGAAGCACTAAATGTAGCCTGTACAGGTACATAATTAACAGTATTAGTATTTGCTACGTTATTAAATAGCGTTGCCATTATTAATCCTTAAGCCGAAGTTATTGTTTCCCATGCCGTAGCACCACCAACACGAAGTTTGTTTAGTGTAGTATCAAAGTATATTGCACCTTTAACATAAGCTGGCGCACCCGCTGTGGTAGCTTGTTTGGGCTTAAATAAACCATTAACTGTTAATGCACCATTAACTGTTGTTGTATAGTTACTTGCGCCAATGTTAATGGCTGAAGAACTACTACTTGTTCCTGTTCCAATATTAATAGTTTTTGTTAAGTTAACGTTGCTTGTAGTTAATAAATCTAATGAACCATTAAGTGTCCCAGAAGTAGGTAATTCAGAACCAAAGCTAAATCCAAGTCCATTAATATAAGTGTTAATCATTTCACTATTACCAATAGTGACTGTGTTATCAATATGACCTACTGCACTATCTCCAATAACTACTGTATTGTAAACTGCGTTTAAAGCATTTTTTGCATTAGAACCAATAACAATACTTCTAGAAGCAATTTGTGTTGTTGTATATGGATTAGAGTTATATCCTAAAAATACATTGTCTGTGCAATTTTCACCTAAAAATAATCCTGCTTTAGAACCAATAAATATATTTCTTTCATTTGTTCCGTTGACATTAGTACCGCCAGTATTATAACCAACAGCAGTATTATCAGAACCATCATAATTATTAGCTAAAGCGTTATACCCTACAGCCGTTGAATTGTTTAAAACGCCAGTTGCAGGAGCATTGCCATAATTTGCTAAAGCATTTGTGCCTAGCGCAGTCAAATAGCGACCATCACCAGAATTGATGTAAGGAATGTTTGAACCTAATCCTAGATTGCGAACATCATTACTAATACCACGACCAAAATACAAACTATTAACTGTAATGTTTGAGTTAGTGCCACTAACAACAACACTTCCTGTCATTGTAGGCGATGCACTTAATACAACATTACCCGTGCCTGTTGTAGCTAATTCACCTACTATGCCTGCATTGTCATACAATACACGACCACTTGTTCCACCTGTGATTGAAGTTGTATTTATTGCCAAACCACTTGCAATAGTAAACGGCACTCCACCAGGGCCAATAAAAGTGATGAAGTTACCAGAACTGTCAAAAGTAGCTTGAACAGGCACATAATTGACTGTATTTGTATTTGCTATACCATTAAATGCTGACATCATTAATCCTTAACTTTGATCTGCTGCTGGTGTTACATATAATGTGGTTGACGATCCACTTGGACATACAGCAGTCATATAAAATGGTGATGTAGGTGTCGCAAGCACAATAGGCACTTCCATCAATGGTGGCAATACAAAACCTTCTTGTGCTGTGCCGTCAGCTGCCCAAATAGCAGTAGGACATGGCGAATAGTTCGTAAATCGCACTAAACAAGCACCAGAGCCAACGTTTAAGAATGAAGCAAAGTTTACTTGGTCATTAGTCGTATCATCAATCAATGTTGATGCGTATGAAGTTGATGTGACTGCGAAACCATACGTTTTGCCTGCGGTACGAATTACTGAAGTATTAGCCATGATTTAATCCTTAAACTGCCGTTGTAGGCAATGGGCCTTCTGAACGAGTGATTTGGAATACATAAGTGCCAGAATATGGAGTTACTGAACCAGATGTTGTATTGGCAAATTGGAATGACAATACGCCAGCAGTAAAGCAATCACATTCAGCAGTAATAATGCCAGCAGTTTGTGCGCCTTGTGCGCCAATTGCTAAAATAATATCTGTTGTGCGTAAGCCTGGAACGTTAAATGTTTGAGTTGCTGTTGTGTAAGTAGCAACTGAAGCTGGTGTTAATGATGGGCCGATATAAAATGTTTCTAAAGCATTGCCACGAGTGATAGTGGTAGATGACATGATGATTTCCTTTGCAAAGAATTTCTCTAATTATAGACTTAAATAGAAAAAAAGCTACCCTAAAAAGAATAGCAATAGTCTATTAAGCAGCTTTTGTTTTAGTGCTCCAATTAGATTGAAGCCGTTTAAGTTTCATAGATTTTGCTATCTTATCTTTAGTTTCTTGTGACATTGTTTTGGTTGATGCAATTTTAGACATTTTATCTTTAAATTCTTGAGTACGTTTTTTACCCGTATTTGACAAGGCTCTTTTTGCAATATGTTCTTTGGATTGAGAATAACCTTTAGCTTTTTTATTTCCCAATTGAGCAACACTTAAATTTCTTTTATGTTCCTCTGTAAACTTTTTGCCTTTTTTAGCTATTGACAACTTTTCTCTTGTTTCATCTGAAATTTCCCAGCCACCATCACCGCCAGTGGTTAAGTTATATCCATTTGGAACTAAAGTATTTAATTCTTTAATTGCTTGTTGTTCATATTCTCTTAATAACAAATTATCCACTTCATAAATAATTGTTACTATAGGTTCGCCATATTTACGCCAAGCCCTATGAACAGCAAAATTACAACCTTTTTTTGCATCACGCCTATGAACAGATAGCCGTCTATATAATTTTTGTTTTGTCATTCCTACATAGCATTTGCTATTTGGAAATTCAAATTTATAAATAATGCCCATAATATCCCCTACATTGTTTTGTAAAGGATATTATAGCATTAAGTTAAGTCTTACGAAAAATCGTATCCATATACATACACATCAGCAGTTGCAGCAGCACCTTGCGCTGTTGCTACGTTGAAGTATAAGTTCTGGCCTGTTTGTGCTGCTGTAGAAGCTACTGTACGTTCTGAAACAACAGTTGGGCCTGTACAAGCTGACAATGCAGCGTTAGCAACAATACCTGTACCGCCTGCTAATGGTGCTGTGAACAAACCAGCAGCTGCAGATGACAAGCTGATAGAAGCATTAGTTACAACTACAAATTTTACAGAGTAAGTTGATGAGTTGATAATTGGCAATACTGTATCGCCTGTTGCGTTTACGTTTACACCTTGAGCATAACCTAACAAACGAATGGATTGGTTGCTGGTAATATTCTGTGGGTGATTACTGGTGGTACTTGCTGGGCCTGGATTAGCCATAATAATTTCCTTTTCTGTTATTAAGTAGGGGAGAACTCAATCCCCCCTTTGTCATTAAGCAGCTACACGGCAAGCTAACTCTGGGTAGAGTGGAGCCCAGCCATACAATACATCAAGACGAGTAGGAATTGAGTCATTGTTAATTGTGTATTGACGAACTACACGCATTGACAAGCCAATTTCTTTGTCTGAAGCACGACCAGCAAAGTGAACGCCATCTGGCAACTCAAGATCGGCTACTGCTAGAGTAAACGCATTGCGGTGCATGATGATGTTTTGTGGTGATACTACGCCTGTGTTGTTGAATGGTGTAACAGATTGTGAACCAGTTGATGTTATTGAAACGTTTTGGAACTGACCCGCAGTAATAACTGCTGGTGATACGTTTACAGTTGCTGAACCAGATGATGAAATAGTTACTGGTGCATTAACAACGAAGTTACGCAATTTGTTAGAGCCGTATGGTTGACGATTCTGTGGGTTGACTGCAAATACACCAGCAATTGTAATTACATCGCCTTGATTGAATGTTGCAGAAGCAGCAGATGTCGCAGCAATAGTAATGTTAGAACTTTGCGCCCAACCAGATGTTAGGAAACCAGTTGCAGTTGTTACGTTGCATGACAATACAGCAGAAGAGAAAGAACCAAATTGATGTGATACAACGTTTTGATCTAGTTTCCAGTTCATACCGCCAGAATCACGGCCCATCAAGCCTTTACGATATTGTTCGCCAATAGCTTCTTGTGGTACGAAAAGACCTTTCAAGCTGTCAACGATAGTTGCTGATGTGAATGGCTCAACGATACATGAACGGCGGCCATCACGAGGTGCGCCTTCAGAATCAAGATAAGCACCAGCAGTAAGATATGTAATCAAACCTGTTGGTGGTGTACCTGCTGTACCAACGATGTTGGCAGTATTGTTTTTAGCAAGCAATAAACCATCACGATCAATCTTGTTGGCAATAGCAGCAACAGCTGGTTTCAATACACGATCAGAGAACATATCTAAAGATAGAGCCAAATCTTGTGTAGTGAATTGTGTGTCAACGTGGAACTGTGTTGACAATGTTACTGGTACTGATGTTTCGTTGAAATCTTCAACGTTCAATGCTGGGCCAGTAGTACCGATGAAACGACCTGGTCTGCGAACGTTTACTGTGTTACCAATTTTACCGCCAACAACAGCGAATTGGTCATCGTAGTTACGATCAACTTCAGATGTAAATGTTAATTCGTTTTCCAAGACCATCAACGCTTCGTTGGTGATCTTGCTAATGGTAAGTAAATTATTAGCCATGATATTTCCTTAATTATAAAAGTTTATATACAGCTACCTTAATTTTCCTGCCTTACGAGATTCTTTCCATTGTTGGTATGTACCATGAAATTCACCATTGGTGTCCACGCCCACATCAACAACGCCAGATGATCCCTTAATAGGATTAATAGGTGCTGGTGCTTTACTGCGAGCAACAGAAGGTTTAGCTTCAGACACAGGAGTTTCTTTTTTCTCAAACTGTGCTTCCAACTTACCAATTTGTCGGAGTGCGCTAATCATAGAGCCTGCATTTAGCTTTTCAGCAATCTCTGGATTTTCTGCCAAGTGATATAAAATTCTTGGGCCAACATCTGATTCTAGAATTGCATCACGAACGGCATCACTTACTTGCACATCCGAACTAGCAACCATATCTTCATAGTCTGGCAAATCTGATTTTGCTATGTCTAAACGTTTCTGCCAATCATTGAGCATCTTTTGACGTTCATCATTGGCCCTACGTTCTGCTTCTTGCTTATCTCTATTGAGTAGAGCTTGTTCAGCCGACCATTCTGATAACGCTTCTGCATATTCAAAAGCATCTGTAAATTGGTGTGGCTGTGGCTTCTCATATGCACTTGATTGAACAGGTGCTGGATTAGACCTTTGCTCTAACTCTTTTAGCCTACTTTCTAATGACTCACGTTGCTCACGTTCACGTTGCGCTTCTTTACGGGCATCTTCACGTTGCTTCGTTAGTTCACTAAATCGCTTCTCTAACTTTGGGTTGGGCTTCTTCTCTTCTGTAGCCTTTGTTTCTTCAGATTCTTGTCCACTCTGTTCTTCTGCTTCCTCAATCGGCTCTGATTCTGGAGTTTCCTCTACAGTTTCAGCCTCAACTGGTGCTTCATCAGCTAGACCTAATCTATTTGCATAAAACTCTTCTGAATTTTCAGAAGTTAATACATTTGCTGCTTGTGACTCTGACATGGATTTCCCCAAGATTTTTACCCAATGAACCCATTGGTAGGTTTACTGCTTTATAACACAATAGTTTAAATTTATCAATGTATCTAAACTAATAGTTTATATTTATCAATCTTCTTCGTTAATATGTCCGTAATATTTAGAGTGCATTTCATTAGAATGTTTATGGTGCATCATACCCATATGGTCATCACTTGCGTATCCACCCATTTTATTGCGATGCTTTAAAGACATTTCTGCGCCTTCATGTTCTTTTTTAGTACCAAAATGTTTAGCAAGCAGAACTGCATTTTCAGCGTGTAAATTATTTTCTTGGTTTGCTAAATATTGTTTTCTAACATCATCAACATTGACTGCTGGTCTAATATTTGCGCCTTTACCAGCACGTTTAGCCATTTCAGCCCTATCAAATTCCGCTTTGTTTTTACTTGTAACTGTTGCCATTATATCGCCCTTTCAGTTGTTTCAGATGATGCCTCTCTAGTTGCTGCATCGCTAATCTGTGCTAATAATAACGCAAATTGACCTTTGATGTGTTCAATTTCTTTCTGCGTTTCAGTTTTAATCACAGTATCCATTGCTTGAGTATGTGTACGCATCTCTGTATCGCTTCTACGTTCAGCATCACGCATCTCAATTTCATGTGCTTTAGCAGTTTGTTTCATCAACTCACGCTTATTAGCACCATCTTGTTTAATCTGCTCTGTATCAGTACGATCCTTGATGATAGTTTGCATCTGCTGGATAGTTTGTTGTGCTTGTTGTAACTGTGCTGCTTGTTGTTTAAGTTGCATCTGTACTTGTGGCGGTATTTTAGACTTATCGTCAATCTGCGCCAATGGATTATTCACAGCTAGTCGGTCAGCAATTGTTTCAGCACCAGGGAAGTCCATATTACGGAATACCAAGTCACCAATCTGTGGCATCAATGTAGGATCAGCAGCAATTACAGCCATCATAGCTTCTGAAGCCTCTTGGCGTTTACTGTTATAGCCTGGCCCTGTTTCCATCACGACATCATACTCACCGATAGTCACATCGTTAAGCACTCTGTCCACGCCTTCTTCGTCTTTACCAAACTGATTGATTGTCAATAACTCTGGCTTACCATCAGCACCAATAATTCGTAACACACGTTCTCTGTCATAAATCTTTGGGATCAAGTCTAGAATGATACGACCTGCTTGGCGAATACTGCGAGTTAAGTTGTCATAGTAATGGAAATTGGTCATGTCAACTTGTTGTTGCTGACCTTGCAATGCTTTACCGCTAATATTACCTGTAGGCAATTGACTTGGATCAAAAATACCAACTACTTGTTGTAAGTCTGAAGTAATGCCCGCAGCAGCAGCCATAATACCTGTTGGTGGTGGCTCTGGTTGTAATCGTGTTGGTGCTGGTGCTGGTCTGCCATCAATGTCTGTCTGTTTGTAGCGTAGAACTGGCATTGACTTGATGTTAGCCATTGCCCATTCGTTTTCATGACCCTCATCTTGGCCTTCAGCAAGCAACCATTTAGCTTTAGGTGCTAATGCAACTGATTCTGTAATAGAAGTTGTCCAGAAGTTGTACATACGTTGTGGATCTTTAGCCATACGCACCAAGCCAAACTTCTTGCGTTTGTTCTCAACTGTTAGCTGTTGACCATACACAGGGATGATTGGAATATACTTACCAGCCCATGTTGACTCTTCCAATACTTCCATCGCTGTTAGCTTGCACCACTTGACTGATTTACGCATCGATGGGCGTTTACCAATAATAGTAATGCCTTGTTCATCCATTGCAGTTTTAATATCGGCAGTCAATTCATCTTCAAACGCTGTCGTGCCATCAGATAGCATCACCAACGTTACATGCTCACGTTCTACATAGAAATATTCTGCAATACGGATATCTTCCTTCATCACCCATTCAGCGTTGCTATCGCCTGTGCCACGTTGTGTGAAACCTGTTCCGTCATCAGCATCGGGATATTGCGCCCTAAATGCTTCTTTGCTCATTACTGTGGTAATCAAGCACTTTTCAGCATCAGAGCCGTCTGGCATATTTGAATTAGGGTCAAAATACACAGTAAAAGGATTGTCAATTGGTTTGATGTAAATCTCTTGGTCAAACGAATCGTCTTTAACATAGTCAGTAGTAATTCTAAAGTAACCCCAGCCCATGCGAACAGCAAAGTCGAAAGCAGTATCGTAAGCAGCATCAGCATCAGATTGCACCTCAATGTGTCTAAATATGCCAGAGATAACACCAGCCATTTGTGCATCGGCTTCCGTGTTCATGCCATGCGCTTTCATGCGTGGGCGTTGTTGGCGTTGTTGGTTTGTGATTTGACGGCAGTAGGCATCTACCTTATTGATGGTCAGACATGGCCTGGCTTCTAATGTGCGTGAGTTCTGTATCTCTACAGGCCATTGATCACCAGCTGCAAACTTTAAATCTTCTAGTGCTTCACTACGATTATTAGAATCAGCATCATTAGCAAACTTAAGGAATTGTTTAGCATCCTCAATACGTTTGTCATTCTCTTCGTTGTAGTCAATAGATTTGTTTACCATCATCAGCCCATCCAGCTTGCGCCATAATTATTTTGTGGTCTTTGCTTCTTACGTTCTTTTGTATCTTGTATCATCAGCCCAATGTAACGAAAAGCATCCGCACCATGAGAATAAATGTCATGTAGTGGAACACGCGAGAACATTTTAGTGTCTGGGTCAACATCATAACGATAATGACGAAGGCATTGTAATCCCTCTTCGCAATTTGTTCTGTCAAAGTAACAGCTAGTAAAGATTGTTCTTGCAGCGTTAATAGAATCTGCAACAGGCACTCTCGGTAGCACATTAGTCTTGTAGCCAGCGTTGCGTACAATCTCTTCAATACTTCTGCCATTAGATCCAATGGTTTTACTTTGGGCATCATGTGGCAGATGTAGTGTATCATAAATATAACCTAATTTCTGCATTTCCGCTAGATAGTGTGTAATGGTCTTTTGACTATCTTGCATATAGTTGATTAGCCGTGTTTCCATGCCTATGAACTGCACAAACCATATCGCAGTCATATCAGCCCACCCCAAGTCAAACACAGCGTGTACAGGTTTAGTTGCATCATACGGAACGTTAGTGATACGGCCTGTGCCTTCAGCAGCTTGCATCTCTTTGGCAAAGATAGCACCATCCACAGTCATTCGGCATACGCCTTCCCAAACTGTGTTATATGCTTCTATATCCCTAGCCCTTAACGAATCTTTCTCTTGCTTAAGCGTTTCGGGAAACCAGGGATTGTCTGACCAATTAATCTTTTGTACTACTGCGTTCTCTGGCGGATAGGCTACAAAGCGTTGATAAGTATCGTCTGACTCTAGTTCGGGATTGAATGATACCCATATCTCTGAATCTTGTTTACGGATAGTCGGTATTAAGATATTCCACGACCTAGAACTAACAGTCTGTGCTTCTTCTACCCAGCATATGTCCACACCCTCAAATGACTTAACGTTAGCAGTATTGTTCTTTAGACCAACAAAGCTAAACTCTGTGCCGTTCTTACCACGAATAGATGCTTGAGTAATCTCATAGAATGAAATCAATCCCAATTCTACAATCTGATCACACAATAGTTTATGCACCGAATCTTTCATTGATGTCATAAACTCACGGG